TTGTGATGGAACTTAAAGATTGGTTGAACTCTATAAATGTAACAAAAAAGAATTTAATTGATGAAGATCCATCCATTGAAAAAGACTATCCTCCCTACATAATCAATCGTTGTTTCTCTGGTCATCTTGATGCAATTATGTTTGCAAATGAGATGAATATGTATTCTTTCTTACCAAAGAAGATGCAATATGACTTTTTTATAAATATCCTCAGAACTAAGAAGAGATTCTCTCCTTGGCTCCGCAAAGATACGATTAAAGATATTGATTATGTAAAACGTTACTATGGTTATAGTAATGAAAAAGCAAAGCAAACGTTGACAATTTTAACAAAAGAACAACTTGCTTTCATTAAATCGAAGTTTGAAACTGGAGGAACAAAATGAGTGTGGTGCAAGTGCCAGAGGTGAAATGGGCACCTGATAGAATGGTTGAAGTGGTTCTTGGTGAACCTGATGATTTTTTAAAAGTTCGTGAGACACTAACACGTATTGGTGTTGCCTCCAGAAAAGAGAAAAAAATATATCAATCATGTCATATATTACATAAACAGGGAAGGTATTATCTTGTCCACTTTAAAGAACTTTTTGCTCTTGACGGGAAACACGCTAACCTTACTATTAATGATGTTCAGCGTCGGAATCGTATTGCTCAGCTTCTTGCTGATTGGGGTCTCATAAGTATTGTTGATGTTGAAACAATAAAGGACATAGCACCTTTAAATCAAATCAAAGTATTAGCTTATAAAGATAAGGGTGATTGGATACTTGAAACAAAATATAATATTGGTAGTAAAAAGAAAAAGGTAGAAGATAAAGAAGATTAATTTTACTTTAAACTATTTGTAATGAAAAAATTTATTTTTGATGTTGACGGAACTTTAACTCCGAGTAGAAAACAAATGCATGCAGGATTCTCTGCAGAGTTTCTTATATTCTGTTGTAAGTTTGATACTTACTTAGTAACAGGAAGTGATAAAGATAAAACTATTGAACAGGTTGGATCTGATATTTACAACCGATGTAAAAGAGTATTTAATTGTTCTGGATCAGATATTTACGATGGAAGGAATAGTGTTTATAGATCAGATTGGAGACCATCTGATGAGTTAATATCTTTTTTAAATGATGAGTTAGATTATAGTTCTTTCCCCACAAGGACAGGTAATCACATAGAGTATAGACCTGGTGGAATAAACTTTAGTATTCTTGGTAGAGGTGAAGGTAATATGAAAGGTAGAGATGAATATGTCAAATGGGATGTTAATACAAATGAAAGAAAAGATATTTTACATAGATTAAAAGATAGATTTCCAGAACTTAATGTTCAAATAGGAGGACAGACAGGACTTGATATATCTGATAGTGATAAGAGTCAAATAATTAAATATTTTAATTTTGATGATGATCTTCACTTCTTTGGTGATATGATGGAAGAGGGTCAAAATGATTATCCTTTAGCAAGAGCAGTAAAGGAGAGGCTCGGTAAAACGTACCATGTTAAAGATTGGGAAGAAACCCGAACGTTAGTTAATCGGTTCTCCTCTACCTTTGCAAATGGTTTAAGATATAATTAGTATTGAATGCCGAAAGGGTTCACATTTTATACTCGCTTTTAAAGGAGAACAATTATGACAGCACTACAACGCTATCACTCTGCAAACTTACCAGAGTTGATGAAAATAATCAACAGAAACGGCATAGGTATGGATGATTACCTTGACCGATTTTTTAATGACGATTATTCATCAAACTATCCACCCTACAATCTTATTCATGTAAATAATGTTGAATCTGTGTTAGAGATTGCTCTAGCAGGATTTAGTAAAAAAGATCTAAAGGTTTACACTGAATATGGAAAACTTATCATCGAAGGAAAAAAAGAAACTAAGGAGACAGAATCCGAGTATGTCCATAAAGGACTGGCTCAGAGATCTTTCAACAGAGCCTGGCAACTCTCAGATGATGTTAAAGTCAGGGATGTCGAATTTAAAGACGGACTTCTTACCGTTAAATTGGGTAAAATAATTCCAGAGCATCATGCTCGAAAAGATTATCTTTAAATAAAATAATAAGGGTTCTTGACGAACCCTTTTTTTATGGTATAATAAATGTAACACATATTTTATTATGGCTATTAAACTAGCAATATTGAGTGATAACGAGCAAGTTATTTCTGACATAAAAGAACTTAGTGACTCTGGAAAACCAGTTGGATATCTACTTAAAAATCCACATAGAGTCGTTATTGATCAACCATACTTAGTTGAAAAATTAAATGATAAAAAATCAATTCAAGTAACACTTACACCTTGGATTTTATTAACAAGTGATACTGAAATAGTAATACCAGGTAATCAAGTTTTAACAATCGTTGAACCTATAACTAGTGTAAAGCAAATGTATTTGGAGAAAGTAGATGGAAGTGAGAGTAATAGCACTGACAAATAATCATTACATAATAAGTCAAGTTGATGAAGTTGCAACTGAAGATATAGGACAACCAGATTGTAAACTTGTAAAACCATATGTTGTTAATACAGAATCAGGTAAAACTATTCTTGAACCATTCATGCTGAATCTCACAAGAGATGATACTTTTATGATGGGTTCTGACAAGATCTTGACATTAGCGATCCCAACACCTACACTGTTAGAACAATATCTAAATTTGATTGAAGAATGAGGTTTTACACCAACGTTCAAATGGTTGGAGATAACTTCTTAGTTCGTGGTTATGAAGATGGTAAACACTTCGCAACCCGTGAGAAGTTCTATCCAACTCTTTTTGTCAACTCTAAAAGAAAAAGTAAATACAAAACACTGACGGGAGATGTTGTTGAACCTATCAAACCTGGTTCTGTGCGTGATTGTCGTGAGTTTATAAAGAAGTATGCTGATATAGAAAACTTTGATGTATATGGAAATGAAAGATTTATATACCAATACATATCAGACAAGTATCCAGAGCAGGAAGTCAAGTTTGATATTGAAAAGATTAAATTAGTCACCCTTGATATTGAGGTGAAGTCAGAGAATGGTTTCCCTGATGTAGAATCTGCTGCCGAAGAAATACTTCTCATATCAATACAAGATTACACAACAAAACAAATAATTACTTGGGGTGTTGGTGACTTCAATAATAAACAGAAGAATGTAATTTACAAGTCATTCAGTTCAGAGTATGAACTTCTAAATGCATTCATAAACTGGTGGATGATTGAAGATAATACACCAGAAGTTATTACTGGTTGGAACAGTAAGTTATATGATATTCCATATGTTTGTCGTAGGTTGGATCGTGTTCTTGGTGGCAAACTGATGAAGAGAATGTCACCTTGGGGGCTGGTGACAGAGTGTGAAACTTTTATTGCAGGTCGCAAACATATTTCATATGATATTGGTGGTGTATCGCAGTTAGATTATCTTGATCTCTACAAGAAGTTTACTTATAAGGCACAAGAGTCATACCGATTAGATTATATTGCGAGTGTCGAACTTGGTCAAAAGAAACTTGACCACTCAGAGTTTGATACATTCAAAGACTTCTATACAAAGGGTTGGCAGAAGTTTGTAGAATATAATATTATTGACGTAGAACTTGTTGACAGATTAGAAGACAAGATGAAGTTGATTGAACTTGCCCTAACGATGGCATATGATGCAAAGGTCAACTATGAAGATGTGTTCTATCAAGTAAGAATGTGGGACACAATAATTTATAATTATCTCAAGAGAAGAAATATTGTCATACCACCAAAAAATCGTTCTAACAAAAATGATAAGTATGCAGGTGCATATGTAAAAGAACCAATACCTGGCTAATATGATTGGGTGGTTTCTTTTGACTTGAATAGTCTATATCCGCATTTGATAATGCAGTATAATATTTCTCCAGAGACTTTACTAGATACAAGACACCCATCAGTCACAGTTGATAAAATTCTTAATGAAGATTTGACTTTTGAAATGTATAAAGAAAATGCTGTCTGTGCAAATGGTGCGATGTATCGAAAGGACGTAAGAGGTTTCTTACCAGAACTGATGGAGAAGATGTATAATGAAAGAGTCATCTACAAAAAAAGGATGATTGATGCAAAGAAAAAGTATGAAAAAACAAAAGCAAAACATCTTGAAAAAGAAATTGCAAGGTGTAACAATATTCAGATGGCAAAAAAGATTTCCCTTAACTCTGCTTATGGTGCTATTGGTAATCAATATTTTCGCTATTATAAACTTGCCAATGCAGAAGCTATTACACTATCTGGTCAGGTTTCTATCCGTTGGATAGAAAACAAAATGAATGCATACTTAAACAAAATACTTAAAACGGAGAATGAAGACTATGTTATTGCCAGCGATACTGATTCCATCTACCTTAATCTTGGTCCTTTGGTTGAAACTGTATACAAAGGGAGAGAGACGACTAATCAAAGCATTGTGTCGTTCCTTAATAAGATCTGTGAAATGGAATTTGAAAAGTATATTACGAGTTCTTATGAAACGTTGGCGAACTACGTAAATGCTTACGACCAAAAGATGTTTATGAAGCGAGAGAACATCGCAGACCGTGGCATCTGGACAGCAAAGAAAAGATATATTTTAAACGTATGGGATAGTGAAGGTGTGAGATATGAAGAACCCAAACTGAAGATGATGGGTATTGAAGCAGTGAAGTCATCAACTCCTGCACCATGTCGAACAATGATTAAGGATGGACTTAAGTTGATGATGAATGGAACAGAGGAAGATGTAATTCATTTTATTGATGATTGTCGTGCAAAATTTAAAACACTTCCTCCAGAACAGATTGCCTTTCCTCGCACTGCATCTAATGTTTTAAAATATAGATCAGT